ACTTTTTTAAAATCAAAGCTAGTATATTTATCTGTCTTTACTAGAGTACGTAACTTATCAGACAATTCTTGATTAAGCTAAAACGCTCTGTATAACTGTTTAACATATTCGTCTTTAGCTCTATTTATATAGTAGAATATAGTGTCTGAGTTTAACTTACTCATAATATTATAACCCGGTATAATATTATTCAACTATCTTTCAAATGCTATTTGGAATTGTCTTTCAGTCATATTATTCAGATAATTGGTTTAACTGTAATTTAGTAGATGTTCTTGGTGATTCAATATTTTCCAATGCTATTACTACAGCTCTATTGATAACTTCATTCATTACATCTTCAGGTAGATCTAATTCTTCGTCTAACTGTGTGTAATCAAACTGTTTAGGTCTCTTTATATAAGTAATATTAACTGCATACTTATTGCTTGATGGTTTAAAACTATCTGATATCTGCATTACAGGATCTACATAGATTTTCATTCTATTATCCTCTAATGTAGCTACAGGTACTTCAACCCAAGGTATATTGTTGTATGTTTGTTTAAATAGGTTAGCATTCTAATGATCTACTATTAAGCAATTAGTAGATGAACCTTTAAACATAATTACTGCAGATAATATAGTTACTCTTTTACCTCCATCATGAATGTCATCTATTACGAATTCATTGTATGTAGAATTATTAGCAAAGATGTTCTCATCAGTACATACTAAAGCATCCAGTTCAGATATACTTTGGAGAGATCCTTCGAAACCCTGTCTTAATACATTGTTCCCACTTATCTTATTACTAATTATCTCATTTTGAGCCTAATTAAGAAAGATATCTATTTCCTCAGGTAAGAATGCAGGTGAGCCACCATAGGCGACTCCCTGAGCATTCTTATCTAGGATAACTTTAAACTAAATATGTGCAGTACGGTTATTCATTACTTGGACTTGATTTCATTTAAAATAGCCATCTTGATATCATTATTCTTCTTATCCTTTAAATAAGCAATTACGTCTTCCAAACCATTACCAATAAGGTCTGTACCAAAGTAATATTGAGCTCTATTCTTTCTAATGATATTCTTAGCAATAGCTTCTTCAATCACAAAGTTAATTTCTTTGTTTGGGTTTTCTACCCATTTCATGATAAACTTCTTTGGTGATTCTTCAATCTGTTCTGTCAACTTAGCTTCAATAAGTTCATTTGACATAGTATCAGATTTAATACCATAAAGTCTAAGACATTTACGCATATCTTCAATAGACATCTTATCCATTTCTCTATATGCTTCACGTTTGATCTTATTGATCTTGTTAGCTTCTTCAGCTTCACTGTCCCTATTAATCATTACATAATCAGTAGCTGGTGTGATCTTATTCAGTCCGTTTGCCACTCTCTTATGTCCTTTAAGGAACAAATATTTTAGTTCGTCTTCAGGTCTATCAGTATCTAGTATTGTGTCCTTTTTGCCAACTTTAACAGCAAAAGTATCCCAAAATGAACTATTGGGTGATAGTTTACCTTGTTCGAAACCAATTTCTTTTTCTAATCTTTCTGCATCTTCTGCAGTCAATCCAGTATAAATGTTACCAGATCTGGTCCAGTATGAACTAATATAGTCATAACATGTAGACCATTTTGTAAGCCCAGTCCACGGGTTGGCTTTAATTATTCTAACGATTACTTCCATAATATTTTAATTAGATTGTTCAGTTAGTTATCTTTATAAGAAAAACAAGCTTTGCATTTTCTGCAATACTCTCCGGATTTACAATATTTAGTAACAGTATCTTTACTTATATTAAAGTATTTAGCACATTCTTTCATTGAATTAAACTCTTTACAGGATTCTATTTCTTGATTAGTTTCATTATCTATTATTATGAACTCTGCTATTACTCTTTTTTTACCAAGTTCTATCATAGATTCTATATGCTTTTTTTTCTTTTCTGACACTATTCCTGTTCTAGATTCAGACATTCTCTTCTTTGTTTCTTCGGAATGTTTTCTACCAATAGCTTTCTGTCTGATTTTATCTTTAGTTTCTTCAGAATGTTTCTTTCCAAAAGTTCCATCTCCACCTTCTGTAAGGTTATAACCAATGGTTCTATCTGTGGAATTGTACTGTTTTATCCAGTATTTTTCTTTTTCTTTTAATTCATCATATGTATCTGCAAAATCTATTATTTCCAATGTGAAATTTTCTTCACCATATTTTGCCATAGAACGATGAATTGGGGAAGGTTCTCCGATGCGAGACTCATACCAGTGATGGCGATATCTCGCACCAGAACCCTGATTGGTTATACCAATATAAACTTTATTAGTCACCTTATTAGTTATCTTATATACTTCGTTACTTTTCATAATGTATTACTTAATTTACATTATATGTAACGTATGATTCCATAAAAAGTTGCTAATAAAGTTGAATTAATTATGGTTACTCACTTTCCATTATGAGCTCGCCGCAAGCTCTTGGGTCTCTCAACATGATACCCATTTCACCAAGGAAGAATACAGTATAACCGTCCTTACCATTAGATCTAAGAGTACTCTTTGAGTTAGCATAACCAGTTGGAGCAACAGCACCACCAGTGTACCAAGTTACAAACTCACGGTCTTTACGAACTACTTTTACAATGTTAGCTTCACCATCACGTCTACCAAGATCAAGGAATGTCATACGATATGATTCCAGAGGTTTCAGTGTGATAGGATGCAACATACGGTTATAAGTGGTATCATCATACAATGGGAAATACTTCAGAGTAAGTTCGATGCCATTAAACATCTTGTAAGTCTTGAACTGACCACCAAAAGTAAGACTATCACCAGAACCTGTTACAAATACTGTATCAATCAGATTCATATTGATCATCTTTTCTTTCAATACTCTGTCAAATTCTCTCATACCCATTTCACCAGTCAAGGCAATAAACTTACGTTCGTTAGTACCAAGTACATTGTAAGACAGGTCGAACAAGAAGTCTTCCAACAGTTCTGCACTCAATCTAGTGTAGAAACGTCTATTAGATGGAGCAATCTGTTCCAACAGACCAGCACCAATAAATACTGGACGACCGTTAGTACCTTTCAAGTTACAAGAACCATCTTTGTTTACATTGTTTTTCATGTAAACCAACATTCTTTCACATCTCTTATACCATTCTCTCATTGCAACCCATTCCTGATAGTCAGCCCACAGATATGATTTCTTACCTGTCTTAGGATCTTGCAGAGCGATTGCCATTAC